TGAAACAATAGCAAATATTGTAAAAAATGCGTTATAAGTAATGTCAATCATAAATCCAAATAACAGGCCAATACTTTTAGTAGATGATTTTATACAATTAGCTAAAGAACATTTATTGACAGTAGAAGGACAAGCTACATGTTTAACATCATATTCTACCAGCTTAGGAGTTCCCTTACCCGGACTTGCTAAATGGAAAGGGTATGATGTTCCTCCTGAAAAACCTATAAATCCAGAAGATATTCCTAATTTACCAACGCAAAAAACTAAATTTAAAGGAATAACAGGTCGTGTATTTGCAATACCTGAATATAATTTAGAAGAAGATTTAATAGGAACGGGTATTTCTATGGAGGAATATACAAAATTAGCAGCAGGTCCTATAAGTGCGCCAGGTACTACCGCACAAACTACATTTACAGCAACTAATGACGAGGCTAGAAAAGCGGCTGAAGCTTATTTAGGAAAACCAATGTCAGATGATGATTGGAATAATTTAGTAGCCCTAACTAACGCTGAATCATCACCAAACCAAACTGAAAGGGCTTGGGTTATGGGTGTAATTTTAAATAGAACTAGAATAGGTTTTACACCATTGGGAATTCGAAATACAAGATACAAATTTGAAACTGTTACGGATATAATAAATCAACCTTGGCAATTCCAACCTGTTACCGGTACTAGAAAGGCACCAGGCCCAAACCCCAAATATATAAATGGACCTAATACATCCGCAGCAACTTCAATATATGGAGCTGCATCTAAGATATTAAAAGATGTTCCTAAGGCTTTCACACTATTTACATCAAATAGTGAAGGAGCATATACGGAAGGTACTAATATAAATTACCTATTTAATTTAAGAAGTAAACCACAATCGGTAGTAAAAGGAGGAACAATATTCAGCTATTAGTAGTATAATCTTAAAAATAACAATTCAAATATTTATAAACATAACAAATAAGACAATATGGATACTGACAAACTATTAAAGGCCATCCAAATCCTTATTAAAGAGGAATTAAAAGAACAACTTCCAGCATTAATTAAGGAAACAGTGAAGGCTGAAATGAAAAAACTTATAGCAGAAGGTAAACAAACTGCTGTAAAACCTAAAAATACTGGATTATCAATGGCTAAAGCTATGTTAGATGATGAACCTATTATGGAGTCTGTGGCTTCTAAAGTAGCACCTACAAAGCAATTTAGTAAAAACCCAATGATTAACCAAATTCTAAACGAAACCGCAATGTCACCTTCAACTGGTGATGGTTATAGAACAATGAGCTTTGGGCAGGGTGATATGGGTTCAATCGTAGGTAGAACCGCAATAGCTGAAAAAATGGGATATGGTGATTTAGCAAAAGGACCTTCTCCAACTGGATTAGGGGTAAACACTGGTGTACCTGAATTAGATAAAGCTTTAAATAGAGATTATTCAGAACTTGTAAAAAGATTTAACAAAAAATAATGGCAGTAATAGTAGGACAATATATTGTAACAGGTAATAATAAAAGCATAAGTGATTACGCAATAGGATTATCATTGCCATTACAAATGGGTACTGCTACATTTAACCAAACATATGATAATTTAGAACAACTAAAATCAAATGTAAAAAATTTATTACTTACAAATAGAGGCGAACGCTTGGGTCTTCCTACATTTGGGTGTGGATTGCAATCATTGTTATTTGAACCAAACGATGAAGAATTGGAAGATAAGATATATAATACAATTGAAAACGCTATAAATTATTGGTTACCTCAATTACTAATAGATTCAATAGAGATAACATCGGAGGATACAGATAAAGATAACAATACAATAAATGTATCAATTGTATTTACAGCAAAATATAATCAGCAAAATTTTAAAGTAGACTTTGCGGTAAAACCTTAATAATATGGCAATAAACACTATAAATAAAAACTTTAAAAATAAAGGAAAGGATATAAAATATCTTAATAAAGATTTTGCATCTTTTAAAGATAATTTAATAGAATTTTCTAAAACATACTTTCCAAAAACATATAATGATTTTAGTGAAGCATCTCCTGGTATGTTGTTCATTGAAATGGCATCTTATATTGGAGATACTTTATCTTATTATATAGATGATACGTTTAAGCAATCGTTAATGATGTATGCTGATGATATCGAAAGTGTAATTCCATTAGCAAGATATTTGGGATATAAGCCAAATGTATCATCACCGGCAACAACAAAATTATCTGTTTATCAATTAGTACCATCAATTGGATTGGGTATAAACAATAAACCAGATGAAAAATATTATATTAGAATAAAATCCGGATTAAAAGCTTCATCATCTGATAATGGTACTCAATTCATAACAACAGATATAATAGATTTTTCAGATGAAATGGATAGAGAAATTACTGTATATGAAAGAGATTCACTTACAGGAGAACCAACCTATTATTTAGCTAAAAAATATATAGATTGTATATCTGGTACTGAAGTTAAACAAGAAATAACATTTGGTAGTTACTCACCATATCAATCAATTGATTTGCCTGAAACTGATATTATTCAAATAATAGATTGTAGAGATTCAAATAATAATAAATGGTATGAAGTTCCGTATTTAGCACAAGAAATGGTTTTTATGCAATATCCAAATACGGAAGCTAATGATCCTGATTTATATCAATTCAAATCAACAGTCCCATACATTTTAAAAACTATTAAAACTCCAAAAAGATTTGTAACTGTAATTAATCCAGATAGTACAACAACTATTCAGTTTGGAGCTGGTGACCCAACGGCTAGTGATGAACAATTAATTCCAAATCTTAAAAATGTTGGATTGGGATTACCAAATTCTATTAGTAGATTGGAAGAATCATTTGACCCTACTAATTTTTTAAAAACAAAAACATATGGAACTTCCCCAGCAAATACAACTATTACTGTTAGGTATTTAGTTGGTGGTGGGGTTTCTTCAAATGTATCTGTTAATTCTATAACTACTATTGATAGTATAGAATTTGATGAAGATACATCATCATTTACAAACCAAGAATTGGCATTATATATTAGAACAAAAAATTCGGTAGCAATTGATAATGAAACTCCTGCTATTGGTGGTAAGAGTGGTGAAACTATAAATGAAATAAGGGAAAATGCATTAGCTAATTTTGCATCTCAAAATAGAGCAGTTACTGCTAAAGATTATCAAATACGTGTGTTATCAATGCCATCAAAATTTGGTTCAATAGCTAAAGCGTATGCAACTGCAGATGGTACATTAGATAATAATTCACCATCATCAATATTGGCATCTCCAAATAACTTGCAAGAATTTACGGATTTAGTAATGAATTTTGTAAATAAACCGGATTCGGAAGAACCAAATGAAGCTATAATAAAGCAAGATATTACTAAATTTTTAATTGGTAAGACATCTAATGAAAATGAAAAAAATAATCCATTTGCTATAAATTTATATTTGTTAGCATACGATATAAATTCAAATCTTACTCCTATCAATAGAGCGGTTAAGGAAAATATAAAAACATATCTTAACGAATATAAAATACTTACAGATGGTATCAACCTATTAGATGGGTATGTTATCAATATAGGAGTTGAATTTGAAATTATATGTTACGCAAATTACAATAAGAGTGAAATATTAATTAATTGTATTAATGAATTAAAAGAATATTTTTCAATAGATAATATGACATTTAACCAAACAATAAATTTAAGTGAAGTTGAGTTATTATTAGCAAATGTGGAAGGTGTATCTTCTGTACCTATGTTGAAATTAACAAATAAATGTGGCGGAAACTATACACCAAACTCATATAATATAGATGCGGCAACTAAAGATAAGATTATATATCCATCGTTAGACCCATCGGTTTTTGAAGTTAAGTTTCCAGACCAAGATATAAAAGGGAGGGTAAGATAATGGCATACTATTTTATGACAGCATCAAAAGATGCATCAATCTATTTACAGCAACCCAATCAAAATTGTGGATTGGATGAGATATTAGAAATAAGTAAAGTTTACTATGGTAATGTAAAGGATGTATCAAGAGCATTACTTAAATTTGATGTTGGATTTTTATCATCATCTTTAGTAGATACTTCAATATCTATGAGTGAAGCTACTCTTATATTAAAGGAAACTCAAAGTGAAGAACTTCCATTGGAATATACACTATATGCATACCCTATATCACAAAGTTGGCAAATGGGAGTGGGTACTCGATTTGATAATGTATCTACTCAAGGAGTAACATGGAATTATAGAGAAGGGGATTCTAATTTAGAATGGTTACCAATAGGAGTATTTACCGCTGGTTCTACTGGTTCTCAATTTGGAAATGGTGGTGTGTGGTATTCATCTTATAGTACTAATCAATCATTCAGTTATAGCACAGCTGATATTGGTATGAACGTAAAACCAATGTTACAATCTTGGTTGAGCGGTTCTATTCCAAATGAAGGGCTTATTGTAAAACACTCATTTGAGGTAGAAAACGATACAGAAGATTATGGAATAGTAAAAGTATTTAGTAAAGAAACAAATACAATATATCAACCAAAAATAAGAATAGGTTGGAATGACCAATCATTTATAACAGGTTCTTTAACTGCATTAACGGCAGAAGATATTAAGGTTAATGTAATTAATTTTAAAAAAGAATATAAATTAGGAACTGTTCCTAAAATTAGATTGGTTGGTAGAGAACTATACCCTTTGAAAACATTTTCAAATACATTTGCATATAATGATGTAAAATATTTACCAACAACAACATATTATCAAATAAAAGATTATAATTCCGATGATATAATAATTCCATTTAGTGAATACTCTAAAGTAAGTTGTGATTCTAATGGTAATTATATAAAATTAAATCTTTCTAATTGGGAAGCTGATAGGGTTTATAAAATTGAATTTAAAGTAAATATAAATGATAATGTTCAATATTTTGATGATGACATAACATTTAGTATAGTAAAGCATTAAAATGGAAAACAAAGGTTTACGAAACGAGCAAATAATTAGTGAATTACAATTGAGTGGTTCTTTGGCTATTAAGACAAAGACTGATTCTGGTATTCATTATTTTATGGATAAAAGTCCAAACGATGGTATTATATCCGGTAAATTAAATCGTGATAAATATAATGAAACCGAGTTAAAAAAATCCATAGATACTATAATTGTAGAATTGTTACCAATTGAACCACCGCCGGTTGAAGATACTGTACCAAGAAGAATTTATAATCCAGTAACACAATCTGTAATTGATTTAACTTTAGAAGTATCAAGACTTAATGCTGAAGTATTAGATTTAAGTGCAAAGGTTGTGGAACTTGAAATAATAAGTCAAAGTCTTAGAGTAGATATAGATGGTCAAGCTATCCTAGCAGCATCTTCTCAAAATCAAGGAGAACAAGCAAATTTAAGAGTTCAATCATCGGTAGTTGAGATATCAAATGCAATACAAAAAGCAACATCAGAAGCAATTCAGAGAGTATCTTTAACAGCAAGAACACAAGCATTAGAAGAACAAAACAAAGCATATAAAGAAGAAATTGATGGAAAGGCTGCTAAAATAGCAGATGGTCATAAAGGTGCTGGTGATGTTACATTTAAAATTGTAAGTAGAAAAGCGCCGGACGATAAAGATTTGAGAGTAGAAGTTACTGCGGGGCTTGGTGTAAATTGGGTCAATGGACCTGAAATCGAAATATACAACCCCAAAGATACAGCTGTTACGGTTAGTGTTAAAGAAGATGCACAAGATTTATTAAAAGAAACATCGCCAATAACAGTTGCACCTAAAGAAACCAAAACTTTAGTATTAGTAGTTGATACAGCAAAAGCAGCAACTAAAAATCCTAAAAGTAGTGGTGGTATTTTAGGTGGATTAATTGGAGGTTCTGATAATGATTATGATGGCAGTATTGTATTAGAAACTCCTGGTGGTAAAACATCTTTATCATTTAGAATGCGTAAGAAAAAGAAATAAAAATGGCAATAAAAACTTTTAAAGAAGTATTGGAAAACAAAGGATATCGTATTGATTCAAATGATAGACAAATCTTTGAAAGTGGTACTATTGAGTCTTTTTTTGGAATAAGTCCTAATGATGCAATTGAATTTATTGTATATGATTCAAATGATAATCAATTGCCACAAAGAGCATATGGTAACGTTCGTTATATACCATTAACATCGGAAAATATAGGTGATTACTTTATGATAGCTGAAGGAACTATATTCCAAAAATACAAATTCCCATCAGAATATTTTATTGATGTAGAAAAATTACTAAAAGAAGCTGGATATGAAAATGGTACTTTTAAAACTCAAGTTACTCTAATAAATAAAAGAATAGGAAGTCAATCTAATTTAGATAAACTATGGATTTCAGAAATATCACCATCAAGGACAGAAATACGATTATATCCAAATGAAAAAGGTGTAGAAATAAATTCCGAATTAAAAGAAAGATTCAATCTATTAATTAATGATAGTAATTTCAGAGATGATGTTGCAAAATATTCAATTTCATTTGTAGAAAAAATAAATCCAATATCAATTGGTACTTTTATTAAGGGAAAATATTCCGAAGCTTGGTTTGATAAATTTAGAAGTGAATACAAAATAGAGAACTTTGATATATTTTGTACAAATGTACATAAAACATTTTTAGAATCATGTATAAATGAATTTACTGGAAAGATATCAAATATAAATGATATAAACTATGGTAAACCAAAGCCATATAAAGAAACAATTTCATTGAGTAAAGAAGATGTTAAAAAAATAATTGAAGTATTAATAGTAAACGCAATAAATAAATATTTGTTAATTCCTGATGTTAGATATGGTTCTAAGAAAGTTGACAGATTAGAGAGTTTAGATTCTGCACCTGATATTTTACAATCTAAAAAAGAAGATTTACTAATAGATACAAAATCTCCAACTGTAAGTAAAGTAGTTAAAAAATCAGTAGAACAATCGGAAAAAACTTTAACATTAGATAAATTAATAATTGAAGAAGTTAAAAATGAACCTATTCCTGAAATAAGAAGGCCTTCTCTTCCTGGTGGAGGTGGATACTCAGGTGGTAACTACGATTATGGCGGTTCATACAGAAATAATGGTATCGAAACACGTGAAAGAGAAAGACAAAACTTAAGATAAAATATTTATTAACAAATGGCAGATAATAAGAGAAGTAAAAAGTTAGTTGGTGGGATTTTAGGTGGCCCAAAAAGGGCTAATGATGAGCAATCACCAAATAAGAAAAAATCTGCCCCAAAAGGTATATTTGGAAAAATATTCAAACCAGCATCAGAAGATGATAAAATAAAATCGGATGAAGCTAGAAGTAAAAAAATAGGATTATTAGCATCCGCTCAATCAGTTGAAGGTGTTATTTTGCCAGGTGGGTCAGCTGGTGTTGTACAAGGAAATAATATCATACCAATTGGTGGAGATGATACAGCAGGTACACTTAATCAAGATGCAAACATAGTTCTTAGACTTTCATCCAATCAAGCACAATGTGCTATTTTTGTAAATGGTGAAAACACATTTAAAACAACTCCAAACAAATTAAGCTTTAAATTAAGTGATGTAATTAAAAGTGGTGTAAAATTAATTACACTACAAAAAGAAGGATATACTACAAATGAATCATATGTAATTAACGTAGTAAATAATCCCGACTTTCAAGAGCAAGCTTTTGATTCTTATGAAAATGAAATTATTGAACGTGACGGTGTATTTGATTTAGCTGCAAATAGACAAAAGCGTATTTTTACCAAAACCTCACCATATTCTTTTAAAATAGAATATTATAAAGAAGGTGTCTTACAAACATTTGATGGTGCGATTGATAATAATGAAATTAAAGAACTTCCATTTGAATTAAATACGGCAAGTAGAGCAACTGGTGCAGGAACAACCGCACCAATCAATACATTAATTATAAATGTAGAGGGTCCTGATAGTTCTGTACTAATTACAAAAAATGATGGAGAGCAAACTAAATTACTAAAAGGTAAAAATGTAATAGCAGCTGACCAAGGTAGTACATTTCAAATAACATCTTCCAATCTTAACTTATATAAGTTAAATAAAATACAAGCAACTAGAAAGGGATATAAGCCATCTATACTTGAATCTGAAATTGGTAAAACTGTATCAACAAAAATTACATTAGAAGATGATTATGCAATAGATATTACATCTGAACAATTTGCAAATATTGTATTAGATTCTCCCGTAATTGATTTGGTTAATAAAGATGAGATACGAAAGTATAACATAAATACAAAATCAGAATATCCTATTCATTTAAATAAAATAGGTAGTGTTACCAAAGTAACTGCATTTGTTGGAGATAAAACTTATACATTTGATAATTTATCATCAGCGGCATCAGATAAACTAATGGTATTAATACCATCTGATGCATTTTTAAAAATTGGTAATTATAAAATAATTGTAGTTCCAAATAATGCAGATGGAGATGGTGATGCTTTAGAAATACCATTAACGGTTGTAGATGAAGTATATGTTGGTGTTCCTGATTTACGAAATATACAATATCCATCCGAATTAGTAGGGCCTGATTATGTAGGTACTAATGTAAGATTTGATATATCATTTGAGTCTGTTAATACGGATTATGTAAGAATATATGTAGGCGATTCAACAACTTACATTCAAGAAAAAGCAGATGGTTCTATAAATTTAAATTTCCAAGAACTATTAAATATCGGAAATTCAGCAGTATCGGAAGATACAAATTCTATTTTATTAACATTAAAATTAGTACCATATAACATAAGTGGACATGAAAATGTAATAGGAAAGACTGAAATAATAACAATTAATTTTAAAAAGGGTGCAAATCAAATACCAAGAAATGTAGTAATAAATAGAATATCAGATGCATTCACTTCTCAATTAGATGATTCTATTTTTGCAGATGAAACTTCAAAGTATCTTACGCATCTTTTACATGTTGGTAATGGTGATAATAAAGTAATTACAACTTGGACTGGAAGTCAAGGTTCTTTGATATTAAAATTATATGAGCCATTAGCAACAAATATTCAACCAAATCAAGAAGTTTGGATATCAAAATTAATATCAAACCCAATAGTTGAAACTATAACTTTAATTCCAGAAGTTGTAGAAGTATGTAATACATTAAAAGGCCCTAATTTTTCAGTACAACCTGATAATGGAATTGAATATCAAATATATTCTGATTTAGTAGCAAGTGGGTCTGTTACATCAACGGATTTGGTAAATCAATACGCTACTAAATTAGGTATAGATACTGAAAAATTAAATATAGAATATGTAAGTGGTTCTGATTATACTTTTGAGAATTTTATAAACTTCTCTTGTGCAGAAGAACGATTAAATAACTTTTTTTATAAAATTAAATTAATTGAGTTTTATAAAAACAAATTTGAATCACTTTCCGCAACTACATTTACACCACCGCCGGGAGGTGTTATTACTGAAAATGGATATCAAATAATTACCGAAGATGGGTTATTTGATATTGAGTGGGAAATTATACAATTTGCTGGAGTTTCACAAGCTAATGAAGCTAGAAAGGTATTTGGATTATTAAATGAAGTTATTAGGAGTTTTGATGGATATGAGAAATTTTTATATACATCTCCAAACTCATTGGCATATCCAAAAGATTTATTTGCAAATCCAATAACAGGATTATATACATATGTTTTAAAAGAAACCACAAATTCAGCAGTAACATCTTGGTATGATAATCTTTTAAGAGAATCTGTATTTTATGATAAATACAATCCTAATTTTTTAGTAAACAATATACCAGCATTTATAAGAGAAGATTCTGATAATTCGGAGTTTTTGACTTTCTTAAATATGATGGGACAACATTTTGATATCATATGGTCTTATATAAATGGATTAGCTAGAGTTAAAAAATTAGAAGAATCTCAAACAAAAGGAATTGCAAATGATTTGGTTCAGCATATGCTTGAATCTATGGGTTGGGAAAATAAAAAGGCATTTGATTCTCAATTCCTTTGGGAATATGCATTTGGTACATATAAAGATGGATTCCAAAAATATTCAATGCCTCTTAAAGATGCAAACGATATAGTTTGGAGAAGAATATTAAATAATCTTCCATACATTTTAAAACATAAAGGAACGGGTAGAGCTATGAAAGCTATTATGGCTTGTTATGGTGTACCACAATCTATGTTGACTATAATGGAATTTGGTGGACCTCAAGACCCAACAAAAGGTGGAAGTACTAAATTTACATTTGATGACAGGACAGCTGCAATTCAAATGAAATCATCCTCATCTATTTCAATACCATGGCATGAATTGGGTGATACTGGATTGTACCCACAATCAATCGAATTTAGAATTAAACCTGATATAGTTAAAGATACTAGAATAATATCATCAAGTCAATTTAATTTAGATATTATACAAACAACTGGTTCTTATGCTAGATTAGATTTTAAAATAGGAGATTCATCAGTACAGGCGGGTCCTTATTTTGAAGCAACTTCCAGTGGTAACGAATACATTACATCATCTATTGTTTATGTATTAGGACCTGATACATTTACAAGTAGTTTAGATTTCCCATTATCTACGGAAAATTATAGTAATATTTTACTTAATAAATATGCATATGGTAGTAGTACATTATTTGAAGTAATATTAGCAACATCCGATGGTACTAGAATAACTACATATGCTAGTATGTCTTTATTAACTGCTGGGGCTTATTGGGAAAGTGGTTCTTCACTATCCGTTGGTAATACATTTAGTGGTTCATTAGATGAATTCCGTTTATGGAGAGTTCCACTACAAACATCAAAGTTTCAAAATCATACATTATTTCCAGATGCTATAAATGGTAATTCATATACAGCATCTACTGAAGATTTATTATTTAGACTTGATTTCGAATATCCAAAAGATAGAACTGTAACGGAAAATGCAGTTATTAAGAATGTAGCTATAAATCAAGAATATGGAGAGTTGGGAGCAACGGGTAGTTTTATATATTCCGCATCTGCATATCCATATCAATATATTCCATATGATAGAACTGTAACGGCAAATGTTCCTTCTATCGGATTTGGGGTAGCTAATAAAATTCGTTTTGAAGAACAAACATTAGTAACCGATTTATCCTACAAAACAAGAGCAACTAAAAAATCATTTGACCAATCTCCAATAGATTCAAATCGTTTAGGATTATTCTTCTCTCCAATTAAGGAGTTGAATATGGATATCTTAAAAGCATTTGGTGATTTTAATATTGATAATTATATTGGAGACCCATCGGATGAATACAAAGATACATATAGAGAATTAGATACACTTAGAGAATATTATTTCCAAAGATTGGGTAATCGAAATATAAACGAATACATTCAATTAGTAAGATATATTGATAAATCTTTATTCGATGTACTTGCTGATTTGGCGCCGGCTAGAGCAAAAGTATCGAAAGGATTATTGATTGAACCTCACTATTTAGAAAGAAGTAAAACTAAATGGAAAAAGGCAGAATCGGAAAGAAACGATTATGATACTTCTATAAATGTTGATGATGATAATCAAATTGAATTATCATATGATGTTAAGGATGTATTATTGGATGCAACTAATACAACTACGTTTGAAGGTACATTAAACAATTACAATATGTTTATTGATAATTCAGATGCTACTGTATTTGAAGTAACAAATCCAAATTATGATTCTGAAATTAACTATAATTTTGATTCATTACTATTGGCGGATGCACCTTTTTATGATGTATCTATTGCATGTCCAACTGGAGAAAAATTGACAGCTGAAGTTGATTCATTTCAACTTGAATCAATTGGAATGGATAAAAATTCGTTGGCAAACTTAGGATATGGAGCTTATGCTAGACATGGGGTTGGTATAATTAGAACATTTGATGGTATATTCGGAAACACAGAAACTACTGGAAGTAGAAAAAATGTTTACTTAGTAAAAGAACAATATATAACAAATGTATCAACTCAAGTAAAAGGATATCCTACTACTGGTTCTGTTCCGGGTGAGAAAGTATTATATGTAGATGTACCAACAACCAATTACAAATATAAAGTTTCAATAACACCATTTAGTACTAGTTCATTAGTTACCATTGGTAATGAAGTGGTTGCTGTTACTCCTCTTAATGGTTATTTCCCTACACACTACAAATATGTAAATAATTTGGGTGAAGGATTAAATCGTTCTTTTTGGAAAGGTTCTAAACAAACGGCTCTTACTACGCCTGATGGATTATCCGCAGTAGAAATATTTACAACAAATCCTAACATTCTTAGAGTGGCTAAGACTGGTAGAGGTAGTGGTGAACCAATACTTGAGGTTGATTAATTTGAAAATATTAAATGGTTATATTTATATAGTATAGAATAAAAAACAAAAAAATATGGGATATTTAGATAATACCGAAATCACAGTTGATGCAATTCTTACCAAAAAAGGAAGACAAAAATTAGCATCTGGTCAATCTTTAAACATTACAAAGTTCGCTTTAGGTGATGATGAGATTGATTATACATTATATGAGCCTGCACACCCAAAGGGTTCTGCTTATTATGATTCAGCAATCAGAGCAATTCCTATTACGGAAGCATCTCCTGATGAAACTCAAGTGTTGAGATATAAGTTAGTTACTTTACCAAAAGGAACAACTCAAATTCCAACTGTAAGATTGGGTGTACCTTCGATTAGTGTAAATCAAACTGAAGGTGGTGTAGGATTAACTCCAACAACATCTCCTGCTGGAAACACAAACGCTGGATACACAATGGTATTAGCAGACCAACGTTCTGGTACTCTTACTGTAACTAGAGGAGCAACTGGTACTGGTACTGTTCCTGTATTCTTAGGTGAAGAAATCACAACAACGGCTCAGGTATTAAGTGGTTTAGAATTTAGATTCACTCCAAATCCAAACTTAACAATTGATATTTCAACAACTATCACTGTTTATGGTAACGAAACTGGAGGTTCTCAAACTATTCCTGTAACTGTAACTTATAAAGCATAAAATAGACATACAAAATGGCATTAATAAACGACCCTAATGTAACCGCCCAAATTAGAGATTTAGCTAATACGGGTACGATAGATTCAAACGAACTAATATCACTTTTAAATACGGTGTTACCAGCAGGTCAGCAAATTGCTGCAGGTTCTGGTATATCAACTGGTATTTATAAAAGATTCGGTGAATTTGATAAAGTAAACGCAAAAGTAGAAGTAGTAACTACTGGATTATGGACTGGTGATTCTGGTTCATTAACTCAATTCTTCACTTCATCTGCACAAACAACTGCAAAAAGTGGACAATATTACTTTAATGTATATGACTACAATCCAGTATCAAACGCAGATACAGCAGAAGTTCAATTTGCGGTAGCATATGGACACGTATTTGGTAGTGGTTCTATGGCATTATCTGATAACGATAACGCATTGTTAGCAACAAAATCAACATACGCTCAATATAGAGCAATGTTATTAGACCCAACCGATACGTTATTCTCATTTGATAATACAGCAGGAGTTGCAACTGATTCAAACGATATCTATGTTATTAATGTTAATAGAAGTAGATATAGAGAAAAGATGGATGCTGGTAACTGGTCATTAAAACTTTCTGGTTCAAATGGTGTATTTACATTCATCGATAACAGTGGTAAGAAATTTGGAGATGACTTAGGTTTAAGTGGTAGAGTATTCAAAGTAGTATCTGGTTCATTAGAAATTGGAACTGAAAACGAAGCAACTATAAATACAGCAACTGATGCAACTACTGGATTAGGATATGGTTTATTCTATCCTGATAGAGGTATTATTGTATTAAATCCAAAAGCAATTGGACAAACTGTTGGTGATATCCCAACTTCTAGAATTTATACATCCGAAGGTGCATATACTGTTAGTGGTAGTTTAAGTGGTTCTTTACAAAGAACATCGGAGCAATTCAATCATCATAGATTAATTAAATCTATTGCTGGTGGTATTGATTTTGAAGCACGTAGAACTGAAAACATTTCTACTCAACATTTCTTTGTAAGAGCAACAAATAGAGAGTTTAATTACTCTAACAATCCTACTTATGTAGATGCTGATGGATTCTTTATAGAAGGTACATTTGAAACTGACCCTCAAACGTTCATTACAACGATAGGACTTTATAACGATGCAAACGAATTAATTGCATCAGCTAAAACATCTCAACCAATTGTTAAATCATTTGATAAAGAGGTATTAATAAAAGTTAAATTATCATTCTAATAAAATTATAAAAACAAAATAGAACAGCCCCCTTAATTGGGGGTTTTTCGTTTAATGAATATTTATATAAAATTCACAATATCAAATGATTAAAGAAATACCAAAATCCGATGTTATCACTAGACCTATGAAAGTCTATAAAGAGTGGACTTTGGATGAGAATGATATATATCCAATTTTCGGAGAAGATGGTGAAGGTACTTTTATAGATTCCGAAAATGATGATAAAAGTCACGGTTTTGTTAAAAAAATAATTTATGCATCAACAAAATCTCAATTTTATTTAAATCCACAAACATCATCATTATTAACAGAGGTTGGACTTAGAAAATCATATGCATCTGCTGACGAAAGAATGCTAGAATCGGAGATGGCTATATTCTCAATACCACAACACTATTACGGAGAGGGTATAAAAGTTGGTACGGTTGTATTGGAGGATGAATCATTAAGTAGAATTTATACAGACGATGGATATTCAAATCTTATAGATTCTGGTAGTAATATCAAAGGTAACATATTTTATGATAGAGGATTGATAGTGGTAACGAAAGATGTAGTTAGTGGGTCTGTACTTAATAACTTTACTATAAATTTTCGTTCAACAAAAACTATATATGAAAACGAAATATTCATTTCTGTATTAGAAAACGAATTTAATGTATCACAAAACCCATCTGCCGTATATGAAGATGGTGGTTCAAAAATAACTCAATTAGTTAATAGACCTGGTTCAAGTAATAATTCAACCGAATTAGTTACTTCATCTTTTTATGATGCTGGTGTAAAATGGATACGTGGTAAAAAATATCCATTTATATCAACATTAGATTCTGATAAGTTTGGTAGTTTTGATGATTATCTATATAGTGGTTCTGTGGACCCGACTGGTTCATATTTAGCACCATATATAACCACAATTGCATTATATGATGATGAATTAAATATGGTAGCTGTAGCAAAATTACCACAACCAATTAAATCATTACCAGATTATCCATTAAACTTTATAGTACGTTTTGATACTTAAATGAAGTAACGTTATATTTATTAGTACAAAATAACAAAAAAATGAACAGTAACTTATACGATAGGTTGGTAGCTAACCCACCCGCTAATTCAAAAGCTAGATTAGGTGGAGTTGATAAAACACCAATAGATGATGTTAAAGAACCATTTAAAGGCTCTAAAGATTTAGTTAAAGATGAAAAATATTTAGTAAAATCAAGAGGTGGTGAACTTGGTTCGCATCCAACTGCACCGACTGGATATAAAGCACCTGGCTATTCAAATGGGGATAAAGAGTATAGTAAACTCTTTAACGCTAGAACAAAGAAGTAATTAATGAGTTGGAAGTTTAATGGAAATATTGTTACGGAGGAAAATACACCGGAAGGTGCGGTTGGGTTTGTCTATAAAATGATACACATACCAACTGGTAGATTTTATATAGGGAAGAAATCCCTAAATCAGGTTCGAAGATTGAAGCCCCTTAAGGGC